TAATTATTGTGTTATCCACTTCTTTTAGAAATGTGAGTATTTCATCAACTAACATTTTAATGTATTCATCATCCCTGTCAAGTTGTTTGACGAATAATACCATGTTATCTGGGAAATTTGGGTTATAGCTTACAAAATGTGCAAAGCTAGCACCTGTCACCGCCATTTGCCATTGTATCTGAGGTACGTATTTACTAGGCACTTTATCTGTCATTAGGGTAGTAGTATGTGTAGTTTCTATAGGACATTTAATTTCTAATATACCTTCACCGTCAGCAATCAATCCATCTGGACTTGCACCACTCATAGCAACAGTTGGGTGATCTATAAATCCAACTTCTTTTACTTCTCCATATTTAAGCTCATACAAAGTTCTAGCAGTTTCTTCTCTATCAATACCATCTTGCATAGCTTGATTAACATAAGTATCAGCTTTCTTTCCTGTAAGCCTTTCAGTTACAAGTTGTGTAAGATAGTTTTGACGAGATGTAGATACACCTGTTTTAGTCTTTGCTATCACATCTGCTACACGACTAGCTGTTACTTTGCCAAGTCGTGCATCAAACCATTCTTGTGTGCGTTGTTCCATTATGCAGCCTTAAGAGTTTCTACAAACTCTGCACATTGTTCTTTATCTTCTCTTGACATCTTTGCATATACAACTCTAGCAGCTTCAATTCCTTTGTCAGCATAAGTAGATTTAAGTGTTTCTAATGGGTTTACATCCGGTAAATCTTCACCGCTATAGATATATAAACCAATACCATGTAATGCAATAGCTTTAGCTAAACAACGTTGCATAGCTGTATTTACAGCCATAGCATCTGGATTCTTCATAGCTTTATTAGAAAAGTCAAGCACAGGTAATTGAGCTGTCATAGTTTTACCAAATGCTGTAACAGAACAAAAGACCATAAGTGTTTCACCAAATTGCACAGGTTCTTTATATTCCCATGTAGCAGTTGGGTCTTGTTGCAATAAAGTATCAACCGCCCATGACCATGAAATGTAATTAAATTTACCTTTCTTTTCTAAATGTTCTGATACATCAATTTTACGTAGTTCTAAATACTTACTCATTTGTTGTCTCCTGTTGTTTTGTTTCCATCTCGTGTAGTTGTTGCATCACTTGTTGGTAAAACATTAATTCTTCCATTTAATCTCTCCCTTTCATCAAATCTTTTATTAAGTTCTTCTAAGTCTTTCCATACCTCTGGTAATATTTCAGCTATACGCTTTAAACCATTCGCCATATTATATACCCCCAAAATATAAAAAGAAATAGCCATATGTATTTATTCATCATGCTTTTCCTGTTGATCAAGTAAATGTTCAGCTAACTGTTCTTGTTGTTCAAGTCTTTCCATATCATCTAAATATGCGTCTGGGTCTAAGTGTCTTTCCATTATATTGCTCCTGCTAACTTGCCCATAATATATAGGAATAAGGCTACGTAGGCATAGAAAAATACTACTGTTACTATCATTGTTTTAATACTCATGTTTCTCTCCTGGTTAAATTACAATAGTTATATTAAACACATAAAATAACTTGTCAACAACTTTCTAGTAAAAATCTATAAATAAAATAGTTTGCAATTAGAAATACATTGTGGTAATGTTTTGCCCTATGGAGATATTGCGTTACATTATATTAGATGAATTTGATGGAAAACCTCTAAGAGCCTTTAGTAACAAGGCATCTGCACTATGGTTTCTTGAGAATAGGTCTAATTGCAAGCTCCATATTTTGCCTAGAACGCCTAAAGCAAAAGTCGTGCCAATGTCAGAATTATATGAAGAATGTTTATTTTAAGGAGAGTAATATGAACGCAAGAGAAGCATTGTATAGAATAGAAGCATTATTAGAAGCTGGTGCTGTTCCAACATCTGATGGATTGATGTTAAATAGAGATGTTTTTAATTTAATTTTAGAGTCAATAAGCATTGGTATTCAGCATGGAGAAAAAAATGAGAATTAAGAATTGGGAGAAGTTTAACCTTTATAAGCCTAGAAACCCACGTTATCAAAAAAAGATGACATGGTTTAAATTTTATGGTACGGATTATATTAATGACATAGAGATACATAAGTTATCTTTTGAACAAAAAGCTGTTTTAGTAGAGTTATGGTGTCTTGGTTCTGAAAGTGATGGCATATTACCTGACAACTATGAGATCGCTTTTAGACTTCATTATCCTATTGACTTTATTGAAAAAATAGTAAATGAACTATTTACTAGAGGTTGGCTAGAGGAAAACTATCAACCTGCTAGCATAGAGAAGAGAAGAGAAGAGAAGAAAAGAGAAGATATATATGTCGTTAAAACGACCAATAGGTTTGATGAATTTTGGGAAAGCTATCCTAATGTTCGTAAAGTCAACAAGAAAACTTGTTTAGAAAGATGGGCTAATAAAAATCTTGACGCTATAGCAGATGAAGTGATAGGGTATGTAAAAAAAATGAAAGATACTCAATCATGGAAAGATGGTTTCTCACCAGCACCATTAACACTATTGAACCAGGAAAGATGGAATGATGGTGAAATGCCAACAGAACGTAAAGTTTGGGAGGGTGGTATATGAAACAACATAAATGTCACAAAGAAATAAAATTAAATGATACACAAGGACATATTTTATCTTTTACAATTATTTTTGGAAGTTTAATAAGTGCTGTATATTTTTTTGGTGGCTGGGGAATGTTTATTTGGTTTATGTTTGCATTAGCTATATGTGCGGCAGGAGGATAATATGAAACAACATAAATGGCATAAAGAAATAAAAGCGTGGGCTGATGGTGCAGTTATTCAAACAGATATATCAGAAGTAAAAGAAGAGCCTATTTGGATAGATGTTCATTCACCAGCATGGGATATTAATGACGAATATCGCATTAAACCACAACCTAAAACTCCAAAACAAGCATGGGATGAAGAACTAACAAGAAGCTACAAAGAAACTATTATTGAACGATTAAGAAATGATGATAAGTTTTATGATGAAGTGTTTAGTGCTTACGATAATGCTAAAGATAATGAAATTAAACCACAACCTAAAGAGCCACGATATTTGTATGTATATATAGGCGAAAATGATAGATATATTTTTTCAATGTTTCACCCATCTAAATATAGCAATCCTGAATGTATAGGCAAAATTAAACTAGAGGACTCTGAATGAACATAGGAGAGGCATTAGAAAAACTAACAGTCAATCAGTCAGTCATTACTGATTACTACGAACAGGAGTTTAGTCATGCAGAGTTTAAAGTTAAAAGTACGGATATATTTGCTGATGATTTGGTCAAGTATTTTGGTGAGGAAATTCATAGTGGTAAATCACTTGGCTGGATTAAGACGGAAGATAAGTTTCGTGTTAGGAATGCGGAAGTAAACATTCTCACCGGTGTATCAGGTCATGGTAAAAGTATGTGGTTATCACAAGTCATATTAGCTATGATGCGACAGAATACTAAATGCCTAGTAGCTAGTTTAGAGATGCGACCTGTATTAACATTAGCTCGTATGATTACACAAACTTTAGGATCACCAGAACCAACAGATGATTTTATTCGCAAGTGGACAGATAGAGCAAAAGACAAACTGTATATTTACGATCAAACAGGTGTAACTACTTCACAAGATATGATAGCAACGCTATACTATGGAAAACATATTCTTGGTGTAGATGTATTCGTGATTGACAGTCTTATGAAGATGAGTGATATATCTGAAGAGTCTTTAGAAGCTCAAAAGTTATTCGTAGATAAACTAGCAGTTGTGTCACGTGATTTAAACATTGCAATTTTCTTGGTGGCTCATACTCGTAAGATGAAGTCAGAGGACGAAATACCAGATGCTACAAACATCATGGGTAGTTCACATATCAGAAATTTATGCGATAATATTATTTGTGTATGGCGTAATAGGTCTAAAGAAAAGTTAGTTGAAGCTGGTAAAACACCTGAAGAAGAACTAAAGATTATTCCAGATTGCAAGGTCTTTGTTCAGAAGCAGCGTAATGCACAATGGGAAGGTAACTTTAATTTTTGGTTTGATCCAAAAGGATTAAAATATAGGGAGAGTCCATGACCATAAATGACTTCATAAAAGAATGTAAAAAAGTATTCGGTAACGACATTCAATACAAAGCAACTTCTAAAGACGGACAAGTATTTAAAACGAAAGGATGGAGAGATGATAAAGTGGGCATTAACCAAAGACAATTTACCAATGTTAGTAGAGAAGTTAAAAACACTTGACTTTACTAAGCGTTGGAGAGTAACAGTAACAGACGCTAAACTAAACCGTAGCCTAGAACAAAACGAAAGACTATGGGAACTATATTCAAGCATAGGTCAACATTTAGGGATTGAGAAAGATAAGATACACGAACTTATGGGATACAAGTTCTTACGATACCAAACAGAAATTGCAGGTATGCCAGTAGAACTTATAAAGTCAACAACTAAACTAACTACAAGTGAGATGACAGAATACCAACAACAAATAGAGGTATGGGGTCAGACTATGGGTTGGGGATGGGATTATTAGTGATAGCTGTTTTATTTGCTAGAGACGATAGTCGTTATAAAGAACTTGATGGATATGATGTATATGATATTCACAGAGATGCTAGAAACTATTGCAAAAGTTATCCTGTAATAGCACATCCACCATGTAGAGCTTGGGGTATGTTATCTCACATGGCTAATCCTAGACCAGATGAAAAACAATTAGCTTATTATGCTTTAGCACAAGTAAGATTAAATGGAGGCATATTAGAACATCCTGCTGGTAGTCGTTTATGGAAAGAAGCACCACTACCACTAGGTGATGAAATAGATGAGTTTGGTGGATTTACTATTGAGATTGACCAGTTTGACTTTGGACATGTTGCACACAAAAATACTAAACTTTATATTTGTGGAATAGATAAATCTAAACTACCACCTATGCCACCTAAAAATTTATCTTTAACTGATAGGTCAATATGTGGTAATGTAAAAGGAACAAAACGCTGCACACAATATCAAAGAGAATATACACCAGATGATTTAATTAACTGGATGACAAAGGTATGTAATGAATTACAGAAACCCTAAACTACTTAAACTAGCAGATGGCGCACCATGTATGATGTGTGCTATTCAAGACGGAACTGTAGTATCTGCACACTCTAATCAATTACGTGATGGTAAAGGTACATCTATAAAGGCACACGATTACCGTATAGCGTTTTTATGCCATCAATGCCACCACATGATAGATAATGACAAAAGTTTAGATAAACATGATAGAATAGCTGCATGGGAAGAAGCTCACCGTAAAACTATAGGTTGGCTATTTACTAACAATCATTTGGAGGTAAAGTAATGGGCAAAGGAAGCGCACCTAGACCATTTACAGATAGAGAAGTATTTGAGTCTAACTTTGATAAAATATTTAGGTCTAAAAAACCAAGTGATGATGTATCACCACATACATACGAATATGAGTTAAACAAATCTACAGGTGAAATAGAAAAGAAGTATTCTCGTATAGATGTAATATCTCAGAATGGAAACGAAGGCTTACACTATCCTGATTCTTTAGAGCAAGGAACATCTAAACCTAATGGAGAACAATTTAATAATGTCAAATAAAGATTGGACAGGCAATAGTGTAGCTTACGCTAAAACATTAGGTGCAAGTAGTCACGCTAGTTATGAAAGAGAAAAACATGATTACTATGCTACAGAACCTAAAGCTGTTAAATTATTTCTTGAAGTAGAAAAGTTTGAAGGTAAAATTTGGGAATGTGCTTGTGGAGAAGGCAGCCTTTCTGAAGAAATGAAAAGACTTGGATATGATGTATATAGTTCTGATTTAGTTGATAGGGGTTATGGAGAATTAAAAGACTTTTTGTCTATAGAAAATAATCAACAAACAGATATGAATATTATTACAAATCCACCATACAAATATGCTAATGATTTTATAGTAAAGGCATTATCTATTATGCAACATGGTAAAAAGTTAGCATTATTTTTACCAATAAGATATTTAGAAGGTAAGGCACGTAAAAAGATATTTAAAGAAAATCCACCTAAAATTATTTATGTAAGTAGTAGCAGATTAATATGTGCTATCAATGGCGAATTTCATAAACAAAAAGGTTCAGCAGTTTCTTACGCTTGGTTTGTATGGGAAAAAGGTTATCAAGGTTCAACAACTATAGATTGGTTTAATTAATGATTGAATATTTAATGTTTGTTTTACAAATTATTGGCGTAATGTTGCCAATAGGAATTGCTTTAATTATTATACTATGGGTTGCAGATAAGGTATTAAAATAATGGCAACTAGCCCAACGCAATTAAGCCTTAAAAAATTAAGAGAAGAAGGATATACTGTTCAAGTAGTAGAGTACTGGAATAGCTTTGCAAGGATAAGGATTGACTTATTTGGTTTTATAGACATCATAGCTTTAAAAGGTAAAGAAGTATTAGCAGTACAAACAACGTCAGCAAGTAACATGAGTGCTAGATGTAAAAAGATAGCAGACCACGAAAATGTAGGTGCAGTTCGTGAAGCTGGTTGGACTATTCATGTACATGGTTGGCATCAAGATGATAAAAGGAAATGGCATTGCAAAGTGAAAGATGTATCGTGAAAGAAAAGATACTAGAATATCTTACAGAACCACGAACCATAAACGACATAGCAGAACATATACAATCTAACTATCCTATTACAAAAAACATACTTGTAGAGATGAGAGATGCAAATGTTATCCATGCTTATAAAGATAACCAAAATAGGCTAATGCACTATTACGTTCCACAACCACATCCATTACAAACTATATTTGGACATACAGTAAACTTTACAAGTGACCAGATAAAAGGCGTTACAAGTCATAACGCAGATGACGCTAAACATAATCTACAACACAAGACTACACAAGAAACTTATGGAGAAAGCGTAGCATATACGCTAACAAGATATGATTAGTATGGAACGTTTATTATCTATTATGCAAGACTGGTCTTTATGGATGAAATCGGATAATCATAGGCTAGGTTATCCATCTAAAAGCATAGGACTCTCTTCAGGGGGAGAGTCAACTAGCGAAGTGTTTGAGGAAATGTGTTCAGCTCAAGATATGGCTAACATACGCACAATAGACGCTATTATCCATAGCTTACCTAAAGAACAACAAGACGCTATATATGCTAGATACCTAGACGCTAAGAAGCCATTAGCCTATCCATACAAGCTAGAACTAGCATTTGACAATCTGATTACTATAGCTGCGAGAAGGATCAATGCATAATCTTGTTGAACAAAAATAGCAAAGTATGTTATAATAACGCCTGTATGGCAACTCCTGCCTGTTAAAAACGTAATCCCACAAAAGCCTGACTGCACTCTCTCCGTAGTTGGGCTTTTTCTTTTATATGAAACTATCTATTTGCACTACATGCGGAACACCGTATGATGAAACAGGATATGATAAATGCCCTGATTGTCAATACGACCACAGATTTATTAAGTTAAGGAAAAGCTATGAAGAAGCCAACAACGAAAAAAGGCAAGATGGCGAAGGTGAGCAAGGTAATGAAGGAATTTAAAGCAGGAACTTTAAATGTAGGCAAGTCATCAAAAAAAGTGGCAAGCCCTAAGCAAGCGATAGCAATCGCTTTATCACAAGCAGGTATGTCTAAAAAGAAAGGTAAATAATTATGCCAATGGTCGGAATGAAAAAATTCTCTTACGATGCTAAGGGAAAAAAAGAAGCTAAAGAGTACGCAAAGAAAACTGGTAAGAAAATGGCTGCTAAACCTATGAAAAAGGCTGCTAAACGTGGCAAGTAAACCAGGATTGTGGGCTAACATCCATGCTAAGCGTAAAAGAATAGCAGCAGGCTCAGGTGAAAAAATGCGTAAGCCAGGTACAAAAGGCGCACCTACAGCTAAAGCTCTAAAACAATCAGCAAAGCCAGTTAAAAAGAAATGAGTGTTTGGCAAAAGAAAGCAGGTAAGAACCCTAAAGGCGGTTTAAACGCTAAAGGTCGTGCATCTTACAATAAAGAAACAGGTGGTAATCTAAAGCCACCAGTTAAGTCAGGCGATAATCCTAGACGTGCATCATTCTTAGCTCGTATGGGTAATATGCCAGGACCAGAACGTAAACCTAACGGTGAACCAACAAGATTATTACTATCCCTAAAAGCATGGGGAGCATCTAGTAAAGCAGATGCAAAAGCAAAGGCAAAAGCTATAAGTTCACGCAACAAAAAGAAGTAATGCAAAAACTAGATATCTATATAGGTTTCGATAGTAAAATAGAGCCTGTGGCATTTCACACATGCGTACAAAGTATTATAGAGAAATCATCTATACCGGTAAGCATTACGCCATTAGCACTAAATACATTATCAGAATATACAGAAACGCATAAAGACGGTAGTAACGCATTTATCTACTCACGCTTTCTAGTTCCATATCTAAATAACTTTAAGGGTATGGCATTATTCCTTGACGGCGATATGCTAGTAAGGTCAGATGTAGCAGAACTTCTATGGGAGTTTGAACAAGATGAAGCTGTTAAAGTAGTAAAACATTATTACCAAACTAAACATCCAATTAAATATTTAGGTTCTAAAAACGAAGACTATCCTAAAAAGAACTGGTCATCAGTTATGCTTTGGAATTGTGGGCATCACTTAAACAAACAATTAACACCTAAATTTGTCATGGAAAAAGATGGCAAATACCTACACAGGTTTCAATGGTTAAAATATCCAGAGGAACAAGTAGGGAAACTAGATGAAACTTGGAATCATCTCGTAACTGAGTATGATTATGACCAAGATGCTAAACTAGCGCATTTTACTCTTGGATCGCCATGCTTTAATGGATACCAAGACTGTGACTACTCAGAAGAGTGGTTTGATACCTATAAACGAATGATATATCCTCTAAAAGGAAAAGATAAAGAATCGGAGCTTTAACATGGCAACATTACAGGACATACTATCAGGGAACTTTCCTGCTGCACGAAGATTTGCAGAAGGCTATGCCCAAATGCCATCTTATTTGCAAGACCCATACTTAGGACTCTCTACTAGCCAAGTAGGGAATGTCACAAAAGGATTACTAAGTAAGACACAGTTTGATAAAGCTCAAGAAATAGCCTCTAAGAACGCAGAAACGCTATTAGGACTACCTAAAGGCAATACAGCTATGGATAGAGCTAAGGCTATGGGATTTAATGTAGAAAATCCTGTATATCATGGAACAAGTGCAGACATTGAAAAGTTTGATTTAAGAGGTAAAACTAAAAAAGGCGGTACTGGTTATTTTGTAACAGAAAATCCAACTACTGCATCATATTATGCTGGAAGTGTTAATGAACGTTTCCCTAAAGATAATCCTAACGTAATGCAATTATTAATTAATCCTAAAAATACATTTGATTATACAAACCCAGAAAATTTATCAAAAATGGGTGAGCAAATAAATAAGTTAAATGATGCTGAATTAATAAGATATGGCTATTACTATCCACCAGAAAATTGGTTAGATAGAATATCTACAGGTGATTGGGCTACATTAGAAAATAAAGGAATGATAAAAGCATTAAAGAAAGCTGGTTTTGACTCTGCTAAGGTTAAAGAAGGCGAACAAATTAATACAATGCTATTAAACAATAAGAATTTAAGGTCAGTAAATGCAGCATTTGACCCAGCAAGAGCAAATGAACCATACTTATTAGCAGCCACTATGGCATTTCCTATTAGTGGACTATTAGAACAACCCAAAGATAAGAAGAAAAAGAAATAACAATAGAGGGCAACCAACCTAAGGGAGTTGCAATATCATGGCAGAAAGATTAAGAAAACGACATCAAGACGAAGTAAGAACTAAAATACAGACAAGTCAGCTCATAAATGTCTTGCAAGATCATGCACTTAATGGTCAAACTGAGATACCACCTAGTCGCATGAAAGCTATAGAGATACTATTACGTAAATCATTACCTGATTTATCATCTACTGAGATAAGTGGTGTAGATGGTGGAGAAATCCCATTAGGTATAGGAATCAACTTTGTCAAACCAAACGATAGCTGAGTTTCCTGAAAAGTTACAGTTCTTATTTGAGCCACACCGTTACAAAGTAGCATACGGTGGTAGAGGTTCAGGTAAGTCATGGTCTATGGCAAGAGCATTGCTTATAAAGGCAGCTAATGAGCCAACACGTGTCTTATGCGCACGTGAAATACAAAAGTCTATCAAGCAGTCAGTTCATACATTACTTAATGACCAAATACAATCATTAGGTCTAGGAGCTTTTTATGAAGTTCTTGAGTCAGAAATACGAGGTATTAACGGTAGTACATTTAGCTTTACTGGGTTGGCTACTAATACTGTGGAAAGTATTAAGTCTTTTGAAGGATGTGATATCGTCTGGGTGGAAGAAGCACAAACGGTATCAAAGAAGTCGTGGGATATTCTTATACCTACAATCCGTAAACCAAACTCAGAAATCTGGGTAAGTTTTAACCCTAACATAGATACGGATGATACATACCAAAGGTTTGTAGTTAATCCACCAGAGAACGCTAAGGTTGTTAAAGTAAACTATACTGACAATCCTTGGTTTCCTGAAGTATTAGAGATAGAACGCCAACACAGTTTAAAGACTAACCCTGACTATGCAAACATATGGGAAGGTGATTGTAAAGCTGCTGTAGATGGTGCTATCTATGCTAACGAGATACGTGAAGCACAAGAAGATAATCGTATTACTAATGTCCCTTATGATCCTATGTTAAAGGTTCATGTAGTGTTTGACTTAGGTTTTAATGACTCTATGTCTATTATCTTATGTCAACGTGGTATATCTGATATACGTATCATTGGCTACATAGAAGATGACCATAGAACACTAGACAGCTTCTCATCTGAGCTTAAGAACCTTAATTATAATTGGGGTAAGATGTTCCTACCACATGATGGTAAAACAAAAGATTACAAATACGGATTATCAGCAGAAGATATAATGAGAAAGCAAGGTTGGGATGTACGCATTATCCCAATAGCAAGTATAGAATCAGGTATTAAACTAGCAAGGATGCACTTCCATAAGTGTTACTTTGATAAGAGTACAAGTAGATTGCTAGAGTGTTTAAAGAATTACAAGAGATCAATCAACTCAGCTACAAACGAACCAGGCGCACCTTTACATGACGAATACTCTCATGGTGCAGACGCATTTAGATATATGGCTACATCTGTAGACCAAATGAAGAATGAGTCTTGGGGTGGCGAGAAGATACACTACCATAATCGGGGAATAGTATAAATGAAGTTACAAGACATGGAAATCATAGCTCGTGTAGAAGCTGAAGAGAACATTGCGTATGGTGTCAATGACTCTGCATTATCTAACGATAGAGCCGCTGCAATTGACTACTACTTAGGTCAACCTTTCGGTAACGAAGAAGAAGGTCGTTCACAAGTAGTTAGCTATGACGTACAAGATACGATTGAAGCTGCATTACCACAATTACTTAAAGTATTCGTAGCTGGTGATAAGGTTGTTCAGTTTGACCCTAAAGGTCCTGAAGATCAAGAAGCAGCAGAACAAGAAACAGATTATGTAAACCATATCGTTATGGAAAAGAACGAAGGGTTTAAGACATTCTACGTATGGTTTAAAGACGCATTACTCTCTAAGAATGGCTATGTAAAATGCTATGCTGAAGAAGAGGAAGAAATAGAAGAATACGAGTATCAAGGTCTAACTGACGCACAACTACAAATGTTGGCTTCAGATGAAAATACAGAAGTATTAGAGCATACTGCATACGCTGACCCATCTGTCAATATGGATGTTGTTTACCAACAAGCAGCAATGAATGGTGTAGATCCAATGTCAGTTATGCAACCTATGTTACATGACGTTAAACTCAAAGTCACAGAGAAAAAGACAGAGATTAACATTGAGAACGTAGCACCAGAAAACATGATGGTTTCTGTAGAAGTATCAGGTCCTAATCTACAAGACGCTAGATTCGTTCAACATAGAGAAGTTATGCAATTGTCAGATATTGCAGAAACATTTGACAAGCCACTAGAATACATCAAATCTATCATGTCAGACTTACGTGATACGTTTGAAGAAGAATCTAATGCACGTGATATTTATGACGAAGAATATGACAGAGCTATTGAGTCAGACGAAGCATTAGTTAAAGACACCTATATTAAACTAGACGGTGAACGTCATAGAGTGGTTATCTTAGGTAATACAGTTCTCTATAAAGAGAAAACAGAGTATGTGCCTTTTGCTTGTATCACACCTATGATTATGCCACATAGACATATAGGTAGATCATACGCTGATCTTACTATGGACATTCAGTTAATTAAGTCCACACTTATTCGTGGTCAGTTAGATAATATGTATCTAGCCAACAATGGTCGTTATGCAATATCAGATCGTGTAAACCTAGACGATATGCTCACATCAAGACCAGGTGGTATTGTTCGTGTAGAAGGTGATCCAGGTTCAGGAATTATGCCTTTATCACATCCACCACTACCAGCATCATCATTCGGTATGGTTGAATACATGGACTCTATGAAAGAAAAGAGAACAGGTGTTACAGCATACAATCAAGGTTTAGATGCTAACAGTCTTAATAAGACAGCTACAGGTGTAGCACAGATCATGAATGCGTCACAACAACGCATAGAGTTAGTAGCTAGAACATTTGCAGAAACAGGCGTAAAAGAACTATTTAAGTTAGTTCACAGATTAGTTAGAACAACACTTACTAAACCAGATATTGTACGTATCAGAAACAAATGGGTAGAAGTTGATCCAAGAGAATGGGAAGATCGTAAAGACTTATCTATTTCTGTAGGCTTAGGTGCAGGTAATAAAGATCAACAATTAGTACACTTAACTACTATCTTGAATATGCAAAAAGAAGCTATCCAAGTAGGCTTAACTAACCCTGAGAAGATTTACAATGCGTTAGCTAAACTCACACAAAATGCAGGCTTTAAGAATCCTGAAGAGTTCTGGGTTAATCCAGCTAATACACCTGAACAAGAAGGTCAGCAAGAAGATAAGCCTTCAGAAGCAGAAATCGCTGTTCAAGGTCAATTACAGATTGAACGTGAGAAAGCACAAGCACAACTACAACAAGAGCAACTCAGATCACAAAATGATGTTATAATTGAACGTGAGAAGATAGCAGCTCAAGCTGAGTTGGAACGCTTTAAAGCACAATTAAAAGCAGAAACTGACTTAGCTATTGCACAAATAAAAGCACAGTCAGGAATGATGTATGGCGGATAAGTCATTAGAAGAAATTAAACGTGGTGAACAAGCAGCAGTTATCCTAGATAACCCTGTGTATCAAGAAGCTATTGCTAAAGTACGTGAGAATATCGTAGCTAGTATGACAACAAGTCCACTAGGTGATGAGAAAACTCACAATAAATTAGTAATCGCACTACAGTTATTAAATCAAATTAACAAACAACTTACTGACGTTATGCAAACAGGTAAGTTAGCATCTATCCAAACGGACAGACCTAAGTTTAAGATATTTGGGTAAGGACAAGCCCACTTAAGGCTCTTCGGAGTCTTTTTTATTGTCTAATTTCAAGGAAAATATTATGAGTGACCAAGTCCTAGAACAGTCACCACAAAGCCGATTAGAGGCTATGCTAGGTGATAGTATTGTAACTGACGTTAAACCAACTGAAGTTCAAGAAGAAGAAAGAGAACAACCACCACTAGAGGCTGAAGCAGAAGCTGAA